TTATTATTAGTCGAAGGTATGACGTTGTTTGACGTCGATACCAAAAGCATTGGGATTCTAATTCGTCGAGTTTCGACAAGAGGATACCCACCACATCATATAGCGGGCAAGCTTACTCTTCCATATGACTATTGGGATATGGATTATATAACATGGGTGTGGGATAGTATATGGTCGAAAGACGGACGCGTGGTTTATTCTGAGGGCGGCCTTAAAAATTTAATTAAAGCGGGAATTATCGTAATTGTCGATAGTGAGTACTCGCATAATGATTGATATACAAAAGGAGTTGGAGGATCTAACTCTATATAGCGGAGATATGTTAATCGACTCTGTCACAAGCTCTATTGGTGTATTGATAGAATGTGTTACTGAATCCGATAGCGGTCCCTTTTGGGACTCCGATCAATGTATAGAAATTGAAACTGTGTACTGGAAAGTCTTTTGGGTTACTGGTATGGAATCTAACATATTTGGTTTCACTGGTCTGACACATATGGAAGAATACGGACTAAAAATGTCAATTGTAATTGGTATATATGATTATTATCGCCATACTAAAGAATAAAAAAATTTAGAAAAAAATTCTCGATAATAAAAAGAAAAATTTTCGACGTTTATTTGAGCGGGGTAGTTACTTTAGTGGACAAACTTAATAAAATTCTGTTTCCGTTAGCTGTAGGCGCCTTTTTTATAAACATATGGCTTTTGCTGTTCGCTAGCATGCACGATCTTTTTGATTTGGAAATATTATCATTGTGCAATATGATCTTATTAAGTTTTGTCCTGCTGCGTCGAGAACCAAATAATTGACATAGTTATTAAGGGAGCATATTTTTTAGGAGGCTTAAATGTGGGAAAATTACTTTTTTTATTGGGCATGGTGGCGTGCACTCAAGATTACTCGGTTATAACGGGTGAAACTAAGACTATAGTTGTAACGGAAATCGAAACTGTAACGGAAACGGAAACCGTCGAGGTTGAGGTTGAGGTGCCTGTTTACGTAGAAGTGGAGGTGCCAACAAACGAAGGTGAAATATGGATCGACTCATTTACGCAACCAATGTCTGTTGATGGAATAGATATCCTTTGGGTTATTGATCGTTCAGGTTCAATGCGCATGCATGATGCTAGTCTTTTAGCTGGAGTTGAAGCAATGTTATTGGCTTTACCAGAATCTGATTGGCGTTTGGTGATGATTAATGCCGATTCATCTCACTCGGTAACTAACTCACTATTTCCTTTGGTTCCTGGTGATGATGCTGAAGATGCTGCCGACATGCTAAATTCACTAAGTACTGCGCATCGGGAAGAAGGGTTTAATGCGACCTATGAATATATTGTTAATAACCCATATTCATCTACATGGATGAGACCAGACGCTGGCCTTTTAGTAGTGTTCGTCTCAGATGAAGAAGAACAAAGTGATTTTGAATATCCCACTGCATCAGATTTTGTAACTTGGTATTCTTCAATGCGGATGGGTTCTGTGTTTATGGCGAGTATAGTTAATGTAGAGGCTTCGGAAAGTATGTGTATTTGGCCTCCAAGTCCATTAGATATCGGGAGCAGATATATGGACGCAACTAATATGTTAGGTGGTACTATAGTTGATATATGCGATGATGATTGGTCTCCTGGGGTTACAGATGCAACTCACTCAATTGAGCCATATGAAAATATTGAGTTAACACACAAAGCGGAGATTGATTCAATTAGAGTTTTTGTTAACGGCTCTTTAAATCATGATTGGCTATTTATTGAGTCAGAAAATACTGTATATTTTACTATAATACCCTCTGCTGGTGAATTAGTTGAAGTTGGATACAGATACATCGAGCCAGACACTGGCCCATAAAGGAATAAAAAATGAAAAATTTATATAAAAGTTTGAGTACAATTCTCTTGTATTGTTTTTTTATAAGCAGTACTGCACAAGCTAATAATATTACAGCGGACGGAAATACTGACAATTATGTGCCTTCAAAGCCAATAGAGAAAATCAGTAAAAAGTTAACTAGCGTTGAAAAAAGAGTAAGAGAAGCTGCTGTAAAGGTGGTAACATCAGGTGGTCATGGAAGCGGTACAGTCGTTGAATATAAAGACTTAACGTTAGTTATAACAGCTCGTCATGTAGCTGATGGTGTTATAGGCAGCACATACCTAATTGCGCAAGAAGGAGAACAAAGAAGTTCTGTTTTGATATATCAAAGTAAAGAACATGATATTGCTGTTTTAGTTGTTCAGACTCCGTTTCGCTATATAAAACCAATGGCGTGGAACCCAACTAAAAAGTACAATATTGGCACTGATATAGTATATTCTGGACATCCAAGTTGGCACAAGTTAATGTCCTTTAGAGGCCGTATTGTAGGTTACGAACAAGATCCAGAAGCAGGAACACAATTAATCGTTAATACATATGGCTGGTTTGGTTGTTCTGGTTCTGGAATTTACAACACGTCTGGTGAATTAATCGGAATTTTATATGGAGTCGACGTACAATATGCCTATGGAGCACAGATTCAAGAAAATATGATTTGGGTTGCTCCAATAAAAAATATTAATATTGATACTGCTATCGATGCTTTTTGTAGAGGTAGTATTAAAGATTATCGAGCATGTAAATGAATCGGAAATGGGGACGATTTCTCACAGAGGGTGAGTTGAGCGATGTGGGTATTGTTGTCTGTCTTAATAAACAACAAGAGTTTTTAATTATTAGACGCTCCGATATTGATCATCGGGGTGGCCAGTGGACTATTCCTGGTGGTCATATAGATGAGGACGATAAATCAATTGAGGCTGGTGCTGTTCGTGAGTTAGACGAAGAAACTAATTTAAAATGTAAAGTTTCGGATTTGATTTATCTTGGAGAACCTAAAGAAAAAAAATATTATTTTCTCACTACAACTTGGACTGGTGACGTCGATGTGAATAAACCAAATCCTCATACCAATGAAATTGAACATGATGATTACAAATGGGTAACTATTAAACAAATAAAAGACATAGAGAATAGCGAAATTCCGATCTATTTATTGGAGAAAGCTTTGGAATTGTCACAAAATGAATGATTTATATGGCCCTCTTGATGAAAAAAAGAAAAAACGCAAAAAACGTAAGAAAGCTGGTAGTGAATCTAGTAAAGAATCATCTTTAAGAGATTGGTTTGGTCGTAAAGGCGCAAAAGGCAAGAAAAAAGGTTGGGTTGACTGTAATGCACCTGATGGAAAGGGTGGTTATAGGTCTTGTGGTCGTTCATCTGGTGAAAAAAGAAAAAAATATCCTGCTTGTAGACCCACTCCTGGCGCTTGTAAAGAGCGAGGTAAAGGAAAATCGTGGGGCAAAAAAGCAAAGAAAAAGAAAAATGAGGAATTGTACATGGATTTAGAACAAATAATCAAAGAAGAACTTGAAGCTGTACTCGATGAAAAACGTAAAAAGAAAAAGAAGAAGAAAAAAAAGAAAGCTAAAAGGGATGCCTGCTATCACAAGGTAAAGTCACGTTATAAAGTGTGGCCAAGTGCATATGCTTCTGGTGCTTTGGTCAAATGTCGTAAGGTCGGTGCTAAAAACTGGGGTAATTCTAAGAAAGAATCATTGCAAATTATGATTGAGGATGAAATTTCTTTAATTTTAAATGAAAAAAAGGACAAATATACTCCACATGATATGTATGATCCTGAAACTGGTGATAAACATAATGCAAAAAAGAAAAAAGATCATCTAGACATGGCAAAAAAAGGTTTTGTGCATATAGATCCTAAAAAAATAGAGCAAATTCTTCGTGATGAGGGTGGTGCTGCTGGAATGAAGCCATTTTTAAAAGAATTTGGTGAAGAATCAGAAGAAGAAATTGTAAAAACTCTCGAAAACATGCCAAATGTTGCTCAACATGAAGATGGTGATTACATTTTAGATGACGATAAAGAAGTCGACATATCGGAAGGCCTTAATTGTGGGTGTAATCAAGATCCCTGCCGAACATACGGTAAAAACAATGAAAAAATCACAATAATGGTTAAAGAAGAAACAGAAAATTTTCTTGAAGAATCTTTATATTATGGTTTGATTGAGGAAGATGAAGAATTAGATGAAAAAAAGAAAAAAGCATGCAAACCATCTAAGGGTAAAAAATTTGCAAGGAGAGTCAAAGGCAAATGTGTATCATATGGACAGGCGGGGAAAGCTAAAGGCGGTGGAGCCAGAATCAAACCAGGAACTTCAAAAGGCAATGCATATTGTGCCAGATCTTATGGAGATATGAAATCTCACGGAAAAGATTGTTCTGGTAAGGATAGAGGGACACCATTGTGCCTTTCTAGACAAAAATGGAAGTGTTCAGGTAAGTATTCTCGTAAAGGTAAGTGAAAATGTCCACAGATGAACAAATTTTAGCTAAAACAACTGAATTATTAGCTAATTTACAAGAAAAGTGTTGGAAAGGCTACGAAAAAAAGGGTATGAAGACAATGTTTGGGAAAAAATACCCAAATTGTGTCAAAAAGAAAAAGAAAAAGAAGAAAAAGAAGCGCAAAAACGAAAATTTATACCCTACAGCTGAAAAAATCCTCAGAGAAATCACTGAAGACGAAATGCGAGTTCTTGAAGACGTTTTGGACGACTTAGATCCAGAGAATTTGCCCTTAAATGACCTTTTTAGCGATAAAATGCGTGTTGTTATACCATTTCCGACCACTGATCCAGATTCAGAGCTTGGAAAATTCGCAGAATTCTTCAGATCTCAACAATATGAAGTAGATTGGGAGAAAGGCATGGCATATGCCGAGCGAGATATGCGCTCAGTCGATGATTTACTGAATGATCTCATTGATATGACTATGGGTGGGCGAGAAAAACCCAAAATTAAAAAAATTCAGATGAAAATTGGCAAACTTTTCTCTAAATTAGCAGATCTAAGTAAAAGGAAAGACGCATTATACCAAAAAGTCTATGATTATATGGGTAGCATGAATTATATACTTCCAACTGGTAAGCCAGTTGCTCGACCAATTGATGTTAAGAAAAAAATGCTTAAGGCAGCGCTCGACGAGAAAGAATTAGAGAATTTTGGCAGAATTAGCAACCAAATCAACTTATATATCGTAAATCCAGGTGTTGCTGGCCCAGCAGGTTACAATTTGACCGATTTGGCCACTCAATACGGTGAATATTGGAAAATGAACGCTGCATTCATCAAAAAAGAGATAAACAGCCTTGATAATGACAAATATTCCATTATTATTACTCGACATCCGATAGATGTGCTCAGAATGAGTGATTTTGACACGATTACCTCTTGTCACTCTCCAGCTAGTCGCCAAAATGCCTATCAATCCTACTATAAATGCGCTGTAGCCGAGGCCCAGGGCCACGGAGCGGTAGCATACGTGGTTGAGACAGAAGACCTTCTGAGCGCCACTAACACGGGTAATATAGACAGCGCAGAGCAAGAAATCCAAGAAGGTGAGATTTTTTATGACGATAAGCGCGCATTTAGCGGTGATATCGAGCCAGTTTCTAGAATTCGTGTGCGTCATGTTAGATATTACGAGGGCGATGAACCTCCAAAGCGTTATGACGATGGACAAGACGTTGGGATGCCTGAAAAACGTGTTTATGGTGTTGATATTCCTGGTTTGGCGAATACAGTTACAGATTGGGCCAGAGCAAGCCAAGAAGAAGTCATTGCAAACATGCCGAAAAATGATAATGGCATTATTGATCTTAATAAATTTATGATTTTTGGTGGCTCTTACGAAGATACTGCAAATGCTGCTGGTCGTGAAATATTAATGAGACAGTTATTGGGCGCACAAGCTCTTGTTAGCGGCAACATGAAGCAAAACACAGATACCGAAGACGATCTTGATGCTAATTTGGTTGGCGACATTATCGCACAGTACAACGGGCAATGCGAAGAGATAATGGAAACGTTTAATAATAGAGCAGCACAGACATATTCTGATTATGAAGTTGGCGATGACGGTGGCGATGGTGCTTATATTAGACCTTACGCAGCATTTATTGCAAAGTGGCCACTTGATGAGTGGAAAAGACTGCCTGGTAACAATGAAGAAGTTGTGTGGGACTCTGTCGATCAAATAAATGAAAGATTTGGAGATTTATTTGTTCCCTCGAAACACGATACTCCTGTAATTCGACGCGTCAGAGAAGAAATACACTTGACTATTCAAGTTAACTTTGAGCACCCAGATATTCATGGTCACTCATATATGGCTATGCCTGAAGAATATCAAGAAGCACTTGATAAAATCGATGTTATGATTGATGACAGGAGAAATACATGGGAAGAAATCCTTACTGAACATTTTAAGAAAAACGGACAAATGGAAGGTGGAGAGTATATGAATCTAGCCGTAGCAATTGAAGATGGTATTCTTACTTCTTATGAGTGGGATTTAGAAACCGATGGAGATTATTACGATTCTTACGAATCCACAGCAAGATACACACATTACTACGATCCAGAAGATTTAGGATTAGATATCCGAGTGCTTAAAGATATTGTCGATTCTCGCGATTTTAGAATTGAGTTGAGAAAACAATTACTGGCTGAACCAAGAAAGACTGAGGACACGGAATATTACTTATCCATGAACGCTGTGACAGTCGATCAGAGTGGAGAGGTCTCATTTACCGCTATATTCTCGATTAATGCTGACGAGCCTGATGCTATGGCTGGATTGTTTGTAGAGCTTGTAGAGGGCGAAATGGACGATGAAGACAACCTTACGGTGGTGTTTAACAGAGTATTAGCCCAGTTTGTTAACTCTCGCAAGCCTGCGTTTATGCAAACAAATGAAAACCTCGTAAAAACGTGGAAAGGATTCTTAAAATCATGAGTAAATATCTCCAAGATCCAGAGTACCTTTTTGGTATTCTGACAATGTTAGTAAAGAAAAACGGTGGAAAAATTACTATCACCGAAGAAGAGATGAAAAATGTTAGCAAAGGTGATTTAATTGGCATGTATTATGAACCAAAAACCAAAAATTTGATTCTTAAAGAAGTTGATACTGAAGATTTATTGAAAGCCACTAATATGGTTAATGATAAAACTGATGAAACTTACGACAACTAATGTATTTTTACAATGCTAAACTTATCCGCGTTATAGACGGCGATACAGTCGATGCTATGATAGACTTAGGATTTGACACGTGGGTAAAGAAACGTATACGTTTATATGGCATTGATACACCAGAAACCCGTACTAGAGACCTTAAAGAGAAGAACGCAGGTATTGCCGCCAAAAACAGATTAGAAACGATTATGAAGGAATGTGGCGGTGAATTTGTATTACAATCTCACGGTGTAGGAAAATACGGAAGATGTCTTGGTACGATACTAATTAATGATAATAATATCAATGAATTATTAGTAAAAGAAGGTTTAGCAAAAAAATACCAATGAAATTTCCTTTAATGTTTGAAAATAGTAAAATACCTGTATGGTTGTCTAAGATAGCCCCAATAGAAATCAACGCGCTGAGTTTCTTTATATTTGTTTTTTCCCGCGGTGAGATGGATGATAGAGTAAAGCGTCATGAAACAATTCATTTTAAACAACAAGTTGAGTTGTTTTTTATAATCCAATGGATTATGTATGCTTATTTTCATTTAAAGGGTTTACTTTCTGGATTAAGAGGTGTTGAAGCATATTATCAAAACCCTTTTGAACTTGAAGCGTATGATAATGATGAAAAAGAAAATTATTTAAATGAAAGAAAAAGATATGCTTGGGTTAAGTACTGGAGAGAAATGTGAAACTCCTACTTGAAAATTGGCGAAAGTATTTGCTGTTTGAAAATATAGAAACAGCCACTAGATTATCTATTTTTGACTTTGACGAGACAATTGCCTTTACAGAAGGTCATATCAACGTTCTTAATAAAGAAACAGGTGAGAAATTCCAAACCAGAACCCAAGAAGAATATGATGCCATTAAAGATGATGATAAATATGAATTTGATTTCTCGCCTCTTGATGTAGTGCACAATGCCACCGAAAATCCCAATATTACCGCTATTTTGAGAGATCGCCTGCAGGATCCAAATACTCAAGTTATGATATTGACTGCAAGAAAACAAATTTCAATTGATGATATACATCGCGTACTTCAAACGTTTGACAGACCGATCAAGGCGGATGATATTATTATGATTGGTGTTGAGGGTGAGAATAAAGGACAATACATATATGACAATATTTTGTTATCGTATAAAAATATAAAAGAAGTAGAATTTTATGATGATTCACCTGACAACATACGCGATGTAAATCATACAAAAAAACAAATACAAAAAGAGCGCTCTGATATCAATTTTAGTGTATATTTGGTTGTACATGGAAATCCTGAAATTTCAAGTATAGATTAAAACTACTTACAACTGTGGAGGACACACAATGGTAGATTCTAGTAATGGTTGGGAAACTTATTCAAAATTAGTCTTACAGCAGCTTGAAACAATGGCTAGCGGCATTGAGGCGCTGCGAACTGAGTTGCAGGATATGAAAGGGCAGCTTACCGAAATAAAAGCTAAAGAAGACAGAGTTAAAGATTTAAAATCTTGGAAAGAAAAAATGGATGAAGTTACTTCCCCTACTCAATTAAAATCTTCTTTAGATGATATTGAAGAATTAAAAATTTTTAAAACTAAAGCAATAACAATATTTATGGTTGTTCAAGCATTGATGGGTGTCATTATCACGTTAACAAAAATAATGTAAAATGACAACAAAAAAAAGCCAAAAAACTATTTTAAAAGAAGTAATAAGTCAATTAAATGGTGATATTGATGAAGACGCGAAATTACACCCAGAATACGCAATTAAAGGTACTGGGCACTTGTATTGTTACCAGCCTCATACTAAATCATTTGTTAGAATTTATAAAAATCAAAAAGTTTTTTTAATATCCGATGACAGAGACGATAATAAATTTTTAATTTATACTACATGTGGTAAACTAGTCACAATAGAACCAGAACTGTTAATTTTTACGGAGTTTGATTGAATGTTATTTGTATTTAATAAATTTTGGAAATCTGTGTTATTGCTTTCATTATCTTTGACAAGTTTGTCAGTGATTGGTTATGAATTTACCGTTGTCACATTATTGTCACTTATTTTCTGTGCAAATTTTACAACTTCCTCAACACATCTATAAATTTTATCTATATATGGTGTGGGCACCAAAAAAAGAAAATATTACAAATTTGATGGTACTGTTTCTAAAGCATCAGATAATAACACAGTTTTAGTTAAATGGTTCGAAGATAATACCATAAAGATAAGCAACCCATTCAAGAACAAAGAGCATGCCAAAAAGGAATGCCTGTCATACTTACAGAAAGGAATTTGTTCTTGGATGGTTAATTACGATGAATGAAAAAGCCCCATTTGGTACAATCACTGCAACTGATTTTGAAATTGGAGATATTGTTGAGTGGCTTAAATGGGACGCGAATATAGAAGACTGGGTATCAAACTATGGTATTTTAATCTCAATTGAAAACAAGGTTATTTCAGATAGATTAGTATCTGTTTCAACAATAAAACCATTGAACGATAAAGACAAAAAAATAGTCAAGCTTTTCACTATTAGTTTAAAGCACGTAGACATTAAGAAAAAAAACGATTGATTACTTAATATTTATAACTATTTAAACTATACTGGATTTCAACATGAATGATGTTTTGAAAAAACTAATTAAACAATTTATGCCGTTTGCACAAGAGCATATTGGATTCGAACACCCGCCAAAACTATTTTTGCGCAATGATAGTGAGAATGCAAAAAACCCTCTTGCTAAAACAGCATTCTATGATCCAGAAGCCCAGTCTGTCACTCTTTATGTAACAGATCGACACCCTAAAGATATTCTTCGTTCATTAGGGCATGAACTAGTTCACCACAAACAAAACTGCGATGGTGAATTCGATGGTGATTATGAAATGGGCCCTGGTTACGCACAGAAAGATCCACACTTAAGACGAATGGAAGAAGATGCAAATCAAAAAGGCAGTATGTGTCTTAGAGATTTTGAAGATAAGTTAAAGAAAGAGAATACTATTTATTACGAACATCTACGAAAAGGAGATAAAAAGATGTCTACAAAAAATTGGAAAAATGACGAATTAAGAACCATCTTAGCTGAAGCTTGGGGGTTTAAATTCAATACACTACAAGAATTTGAGGAATTTGATGAACAAGCACAAGTACAAACAGAGGGTGAAGAAGAAGTTACCGAAGAAGGCGCTGAAGCGGCGACTGAAGAAGCCGTTGAAGAATCCGCCGAAGAACCAGTATCAGAAGAAACTGTAACCGAAGACGATGAAACTCTTGAAGAAGAGGAAGAAATTGAAGAAGCTGAAAAAACCAGTAAGAAAATGGTTGACCATGATGATGATCCTGATACACCAGAAGTTCCAGATTATGCAGCAGACGGTAAGGGTGATAAAGATCTTAAAGAAGCTATAGCAGCTGTTCTTCGTAAACATCTTAAGGACTAAGATTATGAACGGTAAATATAAAAATTGCACTTAAAAAGTGTAAAAGCCGTTTTGTCCAAAAACTATTATTAAATTTAAAAGAGGATGAAAATATGTCATTAAATTCTGATTGGCAAAAATTTCTTACCGAGAGTCTAGATGAAAAGAACATCTTTACCTATATTCAAGGTCTCCAAGAAATAATTTCCAATTTAAAACCTAGAACTATGACCGAAAAACGCAGATTGCAAATAGCTAAAACTCATTTGCGTGAGGTTAAGAGATTTGCCAGAAGAATGGAAAATAACATTGAAGTGCTCCAAGAAAAATTAAATATATTGGAAGAATCAACGGGAGATGAATAATGGGCGGTGTCGCGGGGCACATGGCCCATCTCTCAGAAGATACTGATTTAACCTTTAATGAAATTGTCAGTGTCCTTACCAAAGTCGCAAGTGCCGACATTAAAAACGCAACTGAAAAAGTTGACGGTCAAAACTTATTTTTAAGTTGGACCATCACTCCAGGCGGCGAAGTCGAGGTGGCACGTGCTGGGGATGCACGTACCGCACGTAATGCAGGCGATATCAAGAAAGGCGGCATGACTACCGATGAATATATTAGCAAATGGAGAGGTCACCCAGCAGAAAATGCATTTACAAACGGTTTTAAAGCGATCTCAACGGCTTTAAGAAAGCTTTCGCCCGAAGACCTAGATGCAATTTTTGCAAACGGTCAGCGGTACGTGAACATGGAAATTATGTATCCTAAAAACCCTAATATTATTTTGTATTCTTCGCCTAATGTAGTTTTACATGGGTTACAAGATTTCAGTGAAGAAGAAGTGACTCCCGAAATGAGACAAGCAACAAAACAAAAATTTACTAAGCTTGTTAATTTAGTGGATGGCGCCGTCGAAAATGTAGGCGATGAAAATTGGAATATTCATGGTCCAAAGTTAGTGGCGCTTAAAAAATTAGCCGACGGTTCTGCTCTTGAAGAAGTAACACAACAAATTGAAACATTTGCAGGGCCCGTTGGCATGAATGCAACAGTTGGTGATTATGTAAAGTTAGTAGTTGATAAATACGCTGAACAAGTCGGACTACCATCGGAAGTGACAGAAAAATTGGTTATGCTTATGTTAGAGCCAGATGAAGCCAAAAATCGCGGAATCACTGTGGTTAACTTGAAAAAGGGTTTACCAAAAGAATTGCAGTCAGTTGTTTCAAAATTGGGCGCTAAGACAAATTCTAGAAAATATATTGCAAGTGTTCTAAAACCACTTGAGAATGCAATTAGTGATTTTGCTATTGAAGTATTACGTGGTGTAAAAAGCTATTTTGTTGATGATAATGATAAAGAAGTTGCCCGTATGAGAGCAGAACTTGAACAGTCAATTGCATATTTAAAAGATCTTCAGTCGTCTGGTGATGCAAAAGCTGGCGAACTAATTGACAAACAACTTTCTAAATTAGGAAAAATTGAGAACCTTGCATCATCAATGGAAGGTATTGTATTTGAATATCCACCAGGTTCTGATAAAATTTATAAATTAACTGGTGCGTTTGCCATGGCTAATCAACTTATAGGTCGTGCCCGACGTTCTGGTATGGCAGAAGAAGAGACAGATGAATTAGAAGATCTTATTATTAAAAACAAATCACATATTGATGAAGAGGATGAAAATGATGATCCTGTGGTAGATACTAATTACCCTAAAAAGGTGGCTGTTGTACCAGGTGCCTTTAAGCCACCTCATAACGGACATCTAGATATGGTGCGAAAGTATGCAAATATGGCAGATGAAGTTGTGGTAATTATATCAAAACCCACCAAACAAGCAAGAACTTTGCCAAACGGAAGAGAAATTACTGCTGAAGATTCTCTTAAAATTTGGAACACTCTACTTGGAGATTTACCAAATGTAGAGGTAAGTGTATCGAAGGACCATGCTTCTCCAATTAACGCTGCATATGAATATGTTGGTGACGAAGGTTCTTTAAATATAGGTGACAAGGTTTTTCTTGGTTGCAGTTCGAAAGATTGTGACTGGAAAAGATGGGCAGGAGCAGAAAAATATATCAAACAAGGTGTTGAGTTACTGCCGCCTGAAGGTACCGCGGTGGAACCAGCAAAGCATTCTTCAGAATATATAAAATTATTAATGATAGAGTTTGCAAACAAATCAGATTTATATTTAAATATGCCAAGCGTTAAAGCTGGTAAAGACCCAAAACAATTCCATGCTAGTGATCTCAGGTATATATTAGTAGAATCAACAAAAAACGACACAGCGCGCAAAATGCTATCTGATTTTATTGGAGAAGAAAATGTAGATGCTGTATTAAGTATACTTGATTTGAATACGCCAGTAGATGAGGCTGCTGTTGGGGGATATGCAGGCCCTTTGGCATTTGGGTCGGATGAAGACCCTGAAGACAAAAAGGAAATAAAAAAGAAAACTAAATATATTGATTTAAGTTTGATTGATGAAGTTATGGAACTAATTATGAACAGAGGCACCACACAATGAACGCTAATGAAGAAAAAACCCTTAGAAATAGTATAAGGCATGCTATTCGCAATGTCAAGCAAAAACGCAAACAAAATCTAAATGAGCAAGAAGAAAAATTACGTCAAATTATACGTAGTTTTATTGATTATGAATCAGCAACACTTAAAGAAACTTCTGTACCTGATGTTGATCCAACACCCAACAAGTCGACTGGAATTAATGTGTTAGAGCAATTGCTTAAGAAAATTATACCAATTATTGAAGAAGACTATAAAACACTAACAACTAACAAAGATCAAAGAGAATCTTATAGAGCGCACATTGTGAATGCCGTGGTTAACACATTAACACCTGCCAAAATCAATACTCATGCAGGCGAAGAAGAATTAGATGAATCTGAAGATATTGAAGAAGTTATTGATATTAAAATTGGAGGCACCACCGACGACGATAAATTTATCGATATTCGTTCTGATGCCGAAAAATCAGACGATGAAGAATCTGATGAGGACGACCCTATTAGCGCGTTTGCAGCTGGTGTAGATGGTGATGAGACTGGTCGTAATATGGCATATCAATCCTATAAAAAAATAGAAACAAATATTATTGATGCTTATGAATTGCTATCAGATCCTGAAGATCAAGAATTGTTTTATGACTATATTATCGCAAATTTAAAACTGTATTTTAATAAATTTGAAGAAGAGTTAGACCCCGAAGTTGTCGAACCATCAAACAAAGCATATGATATGGCGCAAGATGATCAAGAAGCTGGCTTGGACCAAAAAGAAGATGATATTGAATTGGATTTATAAATTTTTTAGATAAATTATTTGACAAAATCAAAATTCCCTGTTACACTTTGTTTATGACAATCACATGTGATAATCACTCACTTTAATAATGAAAACTAATATCACTTCTACTATCACTAAATTAAAAGATCTTAATAAAGTTAATGATCAGGCATTAGTTTGTATAAGCAGCTTAACAATTGAAGAATTAATTGCAATAAAATTAGAATTAGCTTCGCAGAATATTAATAATCGTTTGTATGGTTTTGATATTTGGAGAAGAACTCCTTATATTGTCAGAGATGGAATATTAAAATTTTCCCTATCGTCATCAAAATCAAAAAAAGACGCTGCCCGTCTGTTAGGTTTATCATATGCAGAGTACATGAAACACTTAAAAAACTATAAAACAAGAGAATATTTTATAAATGATTAAATTACTATTATTACTTGCAGCATGCGGTCCTACACAACTGACTGTGGATAAATCATCCGATACTCAAAACCCGACACCACCAGTGACAACGCCAACACAATTGGGCGTCATTGAAAAAGATAATTGCAACCAAACAGCACTTGGTTCTAACGTTTGTAACATGTTTTTATATGATCAATTTGGTGCAATATGGGAACTTTATGAACACAAAAACAAAGTAGTTGTATTAGATTTTTCAACTAGTTGGTGCTATCCGTGCCAAATGGCAGGCATGAAAACCCAAGAAATATATGATCATTACAATGGAAAAGTTGAATTTGTAACAATACTTGTTGACGGATTCACTCACAGTGTGCCTCCAACAGATGAAGAAATTGCTAGTTGGGTTGAAAACCACAACATTACAACATCTCCAGTTTTACAAGGTAGCAGAGAGTATGTTGCAGATCCACAAGGTATCACGGGGTACTTGATAGGTGGGTTTCCTACATACGTACTTCTAGATAAAAATCTAGTTATTGCAAATGCAGCTGTCGGTTTTAGTGAGCCTAGACTCAAACAAATGATTGAGGAATTATTATAATGTGGAAAGTATACAAATATAATGGCAATTATATACAAGGTGATTTTTTAAGTAAACATTCTTCTGAAGACGCTGCATTAAAAGCAGCTAAAAAGAAAATTGATTATACATTTTGTGAAAAACAAAAAAGAAATAAAGAAATAAGAATATGGCTGGATGACGTTGATCATACACCCATGGGAATTATTGTCAAAAAAACACGGGGGATGAAATAGTTTCGACGCGGTATAGCAGATAAATGGTGCAAGCAGGTTAGATACGACCTTAACAGTTCAAAACAATTAGTTGCAAATAACAACAACCACTTCGAACAGCGCTTAGCCGCTTAGTAGGGAGGCCGATTAGAGCCTTCTATCCAATCTAATCAACACAACAGACAAGTTGCAAAAATCAAAAAACTTATCGCAACAGGATGGTAAGCGATATTTTACAACCATCTATCTTTGTCAGTGGGTGATAGAAACTGAATAAGCTTGTGAATGACTACAATTGGAGTTATCTTGGACGCGGGTTCGACTCCCGCCGCCTCCACCATTTAAGGAGAATATTATGATAGAAATTTTAAGTTCAAAAAATACAAGTCTGGTTTGTGCAATATTGAATACAGCGATGGCTGTTACTTGCATGACAAATGGTCAATGGGGGTGGTTTTTGCTGACTGCAGGTCTTGCCGCATATTGTTTTAAAAACTATAGCAGCAAATGAAACACTTAGAAGAACAGGGCATGACATATTTAGAACATTATGTTCGTGCTCTAAAATTTGCCTTGTGGAGTATGAAAATGTATGCAGTGTGTATAGTGCATGCTGTGTTTCCGTTTTGGTTTGAAGATACATTCTCAAATGAAGTAAAGCAGTTGTCCAAAACAATTGAAGAGGAAGAAAATGGACGAAAACAGTAGAAAAAATTTAAATGACCAGCAAATGCTGTTTACTATTATTACAGCATTGGTTAAAAAAGAGGGTGGCGAATTGATTGTCACTCCAAACGACATGGATGCAGTTAA